ACCGTCCTTCCGCCATTATTTATCCTTCAGCATCAGGCTGCATAAAATTTTCATTCCAATTAAAAGCAGCTCTTACATTAGCTGCATTCAATCCCTGATACTCTTTATTCAAAGTCTTATTCTTAATATGTAAAAGAGCTTTAGCTTCACCAGCACATAATCCCTCAAGCAATTGAATAAACAACATTTCTCTTTTCATTGTATTGATGTTTCTATTGCCTGGAATAACTTCACCGTTAATAGTTTTTTGAACATAATTTCCAAGAGTTCGAGCTTCTTGTTCCAAACGAGTATGTTCTGTACCTTCCGGTGCTTCATTAGGAACATAAGGAACATCACCCTCTGGCATCATAAAACTAATTGTTGGATCAAATGCTGCTTTAAGCAATCTCCTTAATCCATTAGAATCGTACTGTTTTAATACTGCTATCTTTTTAGATTTAACCTTAGCGTTATTAACCTTTGTAAATATCTCATGTACCAAAGGTCTATATGTTTCATCTACCATTTTAAAAATCTCCTATTGTATCCATTAATTTATCTAATTTGTTATCTAAAAAATAATTAAATAACTTGCTTCTATCAGCAATTTTCACTTCATTAAATTCTTTATTTACATCTCTCATAATATCTGTAGGTATTTTACCCAAGTCTATTAATCTTTCATTACGTTGCCAATTACGAACCCAAGTATCTCTTGGACATTTTGCTAATTGGAAAAGCTGTTCTGGTTCCGATTTATCCATAGCTTCCATAAGATTACTCACTGTATCTTTTCGTATTGGCTTTTGTCTTTTATCACTAACAAAAGTATCATCTGCCGACATAACATTAGGCACACCGTCGCTTCTATCTCCTCGAATAATATGTTCTCGTAAATAAACTACTGGATCTTTTCCTTTAATCATTTTTTTAGATACTGGACTATATTGGCTTACATGAGTGCTATGTAATTGTATAAAATCTTTATCAGACGATACTATTAACGTATTCTTATCAAGTTGTCCTGTCTTTATTAATGTAGCAATAATATCATCTGCTTCACATCCATAAACATTTAAAACTTTATATGGAAAATTCTCTTTCAACTCATCTCTAATTTTATTTAAACATTCAAAAATAACATCCCAATCATATGGAGAATCTGCTCTATCTCTTTTTCTATTAGCTTTATAATTTGGAAAATAATCTCGACGCCAGTAATGTTTACTGTCACAACAAATAATTAATTCTCCAAATTCTTCTTTAAATCTAGTACGGTAATATCTTAAATTATTAAGACATATATGCCGAACTAAATTTTCATCTAATTCTTCACCTCTATTTAAAGCAACCATTAATGAACCCAAAGCTATCTGGGTAAAATCAATCAATATCATTTTTTACACCTTTATAATTTATAACTTTCATATTTATAAGAAATTCCATCAAATCATAATATCCACCAATGCGTTTGCCATCAATAACCACCTGAGGAAGTCTTTTAACTTTCTCACCAATTAATGATGAAACTTTATCCATATCATCACCATTAAAAGTCAATACAGAAAATTCTATTTTATTATTATCTAATAATTTTAAAATTTTAAACGCAGACTCATTATATTTTGTTTCTAGATACAACTGAATATTCATTATCACACAGGATGTCTTTTAATAAATTGATCCTCCTGCCTCTTTTGTTCTTTTTTTACAGCAATTTCTTTAGCTCTCTTTTTAGCTAAACTTTTCTTTTCATGGTATTCTCGTTTCTTTACTTCATTAAGAATATCTGATTTTTCATATTGTTTTTTAAAGCGCCTCATAAGAGATTCAAAACTTTCGTTACGATGTTTTTTCTTTACCATTGTCATAATTTTTTCAACCTTTGTTGTAAACTTTTTACTCTAAACCATCCATTGTTTACAAATTCAGTAAACGCTGAACAGTATGTTTTATTTACCTTGCAGTAATTGTGTTTGTTACATCTATCACAGGGACAATCATATACTACAGTAATTTCCTTACCTCTAAAATTTCTTTTAACTTCCATATTAACACATACTATAATTTATGTCAACCAATAAATAACTGAGCTTCAGCTGCTCGTCTACGAACCAAACCTTCCAATATATCATCACCAATATAAATCCATTTTTTCATTTCTTCCGGCACTGCTTCATAATCACCATAATTCAATTTTCGTAACAATGTACTTTCTTTTAAATTGGTTGGACCTAGATTGAATGTCCAAGACACTAGTGCATCATATTGATTTTGAGTCAAAGGAACTTCTACTAACTTCTCTATATACTCCTCAACCTCTTGTATATCTTCAGCAAGATATCTATCACAAGTTTTTTCAATACACAACTGTCCTTCATAAACTCCCTTTGTATGACCATAACCAATAGTCCATACTCCAGCAGAATCCTGATAGGCAACCTGTCGTTTACCTTCAAACTCTTTTATCAACTCAATACCAACTTCACTTGTTTCCATTTCATTATCTCCTTCATAATTTTTAGGCATTATTTCGCTAGGTGACATATCATACCATAGCCACTCACCTCTATTATGTTCTTCATTACCATATCTTTTCATTTTGCCATATTTAACACCACCACGGCCCTGTGCTTGTTTTGTTTTTTCTAGTTCTTTTGCTAATTTCTCATTATAAGGTACTTTATGCATTCTAGGTTCTTTTTTATCATAATTAAATATAGTCAAATATATCCAACCAGACTTTTTATCTGTTATATGTCCTAGATATTTAACAATCTCTGGTGGATCTTGTATTGTAGCAAACCCCATAATACTAGTATAGGTGTACCAAGTGCTCATAACAACCAAGAATAAAACAGGAATGAAAATAGCCTTAAAGATATAATTTCCTTTATAACTTATTATTACCCATAAAGAAACAAAAGCTATAATTAATAAACTTGTAAAAAGTAAATATTCCATTACCAACCTTCTTCTTCCCGCTCATCCCAATAGCCCGACAATGATGCACGATTAAGCATTACTATAGAATATGGTTCTTCTTTAATATCCACAATATTACCAGTATCATCCATTTCAAATTGCCAAATAGTCTTTTCTATACCTTGTAATTGTATTTCAAATTCTTGTATTGATATCACTTTATAAGGATTAACTTGTATTAATTCTACTGAGCCTTTAACTGGGCTAGGTTCATCTCGTTTTCTATAAGAATGTATATTAACAACATACCAACCCTCTAAAGTTCCTCGTAAAGCAACAATTTCTCTATTTAATGAAATATATTTTATAGTACCATCTGGTTGTTTAACTTTATCATTTTTTCCACCTAGGTCATCTCTATCTAAGTGCATTAATCCATTATCCTTTCTTTTAAAAGATATTATATTTTCTAATGGATCTTTTACCCATAAATCTAGGTCATTATATGAATTAGTATCCCAATTTAATATAATTAGAAAATCTGCCTTAGATTCTATATCTTGTTTCTTTGCTACTGGATTAATTAACAGAAATGCCACCATAAACATAAAGGCTACGCCGATAACTATATTGAAAAGTAAATCTGTAAAGGCAGTAGGAGAAGTATATTTGTTAAAGTCTATCAATTGTGCGCCCTACGTTTACTAATTGTAATTTAATACCCAATGAGCTTAATAGTCCCATTAATGTAGTATAAAGCGCTGCGGACATTCCTATAGACATTTGTGAAAGTGCTTTCTGCATAGAATTAATTGAAGTTACATCTATATTAATAAAAGCAGTACCTAACATGATTATAAATCCTGCTACTGTACCAATAAGTCCCAACACTAAACAAGATTCAGCTATGAACCACCCAATATCAAAATCTTGTTGTAAATCTTCCTTTGGCTTATTTTGCTCTTTGATTATATTATAAATTTTCTGTCCTATCCAAACAGTTGTTAATAGAAATATAAGTAATATAAGGAAACTCAAACGTGTTGGATCTTTTTTTAAAAGAATTTTAAAAAATCCCAGATAATTAACTATAGTGATCCCTACTCCGCATGAGCATACAAACAACCACCATTTTAGTAATAAAGTTTTCATACTAATATTTATTAGTATACCGTCTTAACTGAATCACAAACACCTAATTTTCTTGCTTCTTTTGCTGATAACCAAACATCTTCAGGTGGTAATAAAAACCTTCTAATTTTAGATTCTTCTTGACCAGTACATTTTTTATAATGTGATATCATTCTTTCTGAAACCAATTCATACTCTTTCATTTGGGCAAACAACTCATGTTCTTTTCCAAAAGCTCCCCAAGACCATTGATGTGATAAGATAGATGTATTAGGTGTTAAAATTCTATTAGTCCCTGACATGAATATCAATAGTCCAGCTGAAGCTACCATACCCAAACCTACTGTATGAATAGGTATCTTTGATGCTTTCATAACATCTATTAAAGCAAAAGCAGCATTCATATCTCCACCTTCACTACATATCAAAAATTGTAATCGTTTTTGTTTTTTCTTTTCTAAACTCTGCTTTAATATAAATTCAATAGCATCTTTACAAGTGGACATATCTATAGAGTCCATCATAATAAACATACCTGACTTGTATATATCAGCCTCTTGTGGCAGTCCTAAATCATCGTTCATAAAAATCCTTTATCATATCTAAAAAGTTTTCTGCATCTAAAACCACTAAAGGTTTTTGTTTATTTTTTTTAATAACCACAATAGGTTCATAAATGCCTTTATTTGATTCTGCTTGTTCCCAAGCTGACCAAATATTCAATCGTTCTTGATTTTTACACTCTACAGAATAAGGAAACTTATTACGAGCAGCCTTTGACATAATGATGTCTTCCCCACCAGCACCCATACTTCGTGATTCTAAATCTTCTGGATCTATGTCAAGCTTCTCAATAAGAAGTTTCATAAACTGTTGTTGTAATCGTCTACCCTTCGCTTTCGCCGAGCTCGTTTTCATTATATTCCCAATTAATTTCATTTACTGGTTCACCACAAAATGGACAAAATTCAGGCTCTATATCCATATCTGTTTGTAAATTATATTCTACCCCACATCCTTCACATTCAAAATGGCGCCTTGTATCTTCCATTTTATGATACCGATGTCAAATCAACTATTTCACAGCCACCATCTGCACTACAAGCTAATTCTTGACTACCAGCAGTCATATCTACAGATTCATATTCTGATAATTTTGTCCAATCATAATCTTTCGGTAACTCTTTTAATAATTTATTATATTCTTCTTTACTACAATCTTGATACGGTGCTTGTCGATAACTATGATCTGCAAATGGTAAGAATGATACACCACTCATCATATCAAAGTTATC